TCAGGCGGCGGAAACGCGCGCTAGCAGGCGACTCGCGGCATCAGTGAGCAGGCGAAAACCCGTTGCGAACACATCCTTCAATCCTTTCAATTCCTCCTCTTTGGCGATCATCACTGCCATGACTTCGCCGAGTGAGACGTTGGCTTCGCGAGCGATCAGGGCTGCGGTTCGGTAGTCCGGGACGTGCGTTCCATGGACGTACCTGTTCAGCGTCATTTTCGTGAGACCTAGGTCACTCGCCATCGCGCTCACAGATCGGCCCTTTCTGGCTTTCGCTATCAGTTCGTCATAGTTCATACAAATCTCCAATTGACGTAACAGGTCTGTTACAGGCACCATGCGTAACAGTCGTGTTACGCGTAACTGCATTGTTACGCAGTCTATCCAGTGTCACCGAAAAGGTAAACCGGTGGAAGTGGGGCGGCCCGTTCGGGGCTACAGCCAGAAGCGGCTCCACGGAAACTATCTGAGGCGTTTATGACCAAGTGCGCAGCTGACGTTGTGACGCCCGATCTGTTCGACGGTCATCTGTCGGTGCCGGTCGTCGTTCGCGCGGCTGATGTGCGTCGTAGGGACTATCAGTCGGTGCCGGTCGCAGTCGTCGCGGAGTTGTGTGAATGGTGCGGTGTTGACCGTGCGGGCGGTTGTGGTGCCTGTAGTGATTTGAAGCATTCAACGCGTTAGGCGTTTTTGGCGGTGGCTAGTCTGCCGCTCTTTCTTGCCCCGGGTGGGCTTATCCAGTGTGCATAGCACTACTAAGGAAAGGTGATTGATATGAACAAGCAAAAGCTGACGATTCTCGATGTTGCGCACCGTTCGGGTATCGCGAAAAAGACCGGTAACGCCTGGGCGATCCATGAAGCGCAATGCATTCTGGAGCAGGAGAACAGCGAGGGTAAGGCGCTGCTCGTCGGCACGCTCAACCTGCCGGATACGTTGAAGGATTCGACGCCTGGCGACTACCTGGCCGAGTTCTCGTTCTTCCGGTCGATGGACGGCAAGCTTGAGCCGCGTGTCGTGTCGCTGGTGCCGTTCGGCATGCCGGTGGCGAAGGCGAAGCCGGGCGCGGGTGTGGGGGCGTGACGGCATGGATTTCGCGCGGCTGTCGTCGTATGCGGTAGACCCGGTTTCATCGCAGCTCGCGTATCTGAACGTGCTGCTGACGGTTTATCTGATTTGCAAGGGACTGAACTATGTGGCTCGCACGCTGTTGCGCCGCGATCCGCCAACGAAGTCGAATCGTTCGAAGCTGGCCCAAGCGGACGGTTCCAAATCAACGGGCCGTGTTTCCTGAGAGGTTCGCTATGAAGAAGGTGTTGCAGAAGGTGGTGATGGTTGGTTCGGTGGGCGTGGCGTTCGCGGTGGCTTCGGTCGGTGCGTTCGCCCAGGCGTCGGGGGCGTCGATCAACGATTCGGCGATCGTGGCGTCGATTTCGGGCGTCTCGACGAACGTCCAGGACGTCGGCGCTGCGGTCTTGGCGGTGGTGGCTGTGGTGTTCGGCTTCCGTCTGCTGAAGGGCTTCATCGGGCGTTGATCGCTGCGTCTGTCGTGTTAGGGCGGTGTCCGGTGTGCGTCGGGCATCGCCCTTTTTCTTGGGGGGGCATCGTGGCTGTGGTGCGTGAGGCAATGAGGGAGTGGGCGTGGTTCATTCGGCTGGTCGTGGGGCTGCTGGTTGCGCTGCTGTCGTCAGTTGTTTTTGCGCAGGCCTCGGGCGCGCAGTTTTCGGGTGTGGTGTGTGGTCCGCAGAATCTCGCGGGCGTGACTTACGTGCAGGCGGCGGGCCAGTCGGTGAGCTGCGGCAGTGATTCGTCGGGTAACGGGCTGGTGTTGCAGGTCTCGACGTTGGCGGACGATCAGCCGGTTGAGGGTGGCGAGCAGGTTGGGCTCGATATCGGTGCGGCTGTGCTGTCGGTGATGGCGGCGGCATGGTGTGTTCGGGTGTTGCGGCGGTTGGTCGATAGCGGCGGCGAAGGGGAGGCGTGATGGTCTGGTTTTATGAGTGCGTCGCTGCGGTCGTGGCGACGTGTTGGGCGGTGGGCTTGATCCTGTTTTTGTGAGGGGGGGGGCTATGCGACTTCGTGTGTTCGTGCCGATGGTTGCGGTGCTGCTGTTCGGAATCGTGTATACGGCGCCGCGTGAGCATGCGTATGCGCAAGCGGCGGCGGCGGCTCCGGGGATGGGGGCGGCTCTTGCTGAGGTGGTCGAGTCTACGCTTGAGGCGGCGGGATATAGCGCGACTGATGCGGTTGTCGAAGCGACGTTGGCAGCGATTAGCAGTGAGGCTGCGGCTGCGGCTGGGACGGCTGCGGTGGCTGCTGGTGTGACGGTCGCGGCGTTGCCGTGGGTTGCGGTGGCTGCTGCTGTGGGTATGGCGGCGTTTCTTGGGTCTGATTCGGTGCCGTTGGGTAGTGGCGGTTCGCAGTTGTGGCAGTTCAATAGTGATGGGACGGTGACGGTTTCTCCGTCGGCCGGGGCGTCTGCTGCTTCTGGTGCGTCGTCAACCACTGGCTCTACCACTGGTGAGCAATTCAGTCCGTTGGTGGCTGGTGCTACGCAGTGGTGGGGGGATTCGGCGGGCGATAACAATTCGGGCGGCAGTACGCCGTTAGCGGCGGCGATTGCTTATACGGTGTATTGGACTGCGTCGGCGGTGGCAGCGGGGCTGAGTGAGTCCTGGCAGGTTACGGCCACTTCCGATTCTCAATGCACGTCGGTTTCCGGTGGAGATATGAGTTGCCCGGCGGTTATGACGAGTAACGGTACTCAGACGAGTCATCCGGTTACGGTCTCGCCGCGCTCCTATGCGTCGCCTTTTGGCTGCGATTCGGGTATTGCGACGACGGCGGGGTGTCAGGCTGATCCTTATGCACCGCCGCCGCCTACGCCTGTCACCGGGTCGGCGTCGTCTGCTGCCGCCAGTACACCGGCAGGTGATGACGGCGATTTGTTGAGTCCGACTATTCTGGCTGCGTTGGCAAATGCGCTCTGGCAGCAAGCTTCGGAGCAGAGTGGCTATTCGGGTGTGCCTTATCCGGCGAGCTCGCCGGTAACGTCGTCGCAGGCGAGCGATGTGGAAAGTTCGCTCGGGTCGTCTGCACCGACTATCGGTAGTGCGGTGACCGGTGCGGGGTCTTTGACGGGGGCAACCGGTTCGTCGCCGTTTACCGTAACTGCGCCGAGTGGTACGTCTACGGGTACGTCGACGGGCAGTAGTGGTACGACTGGCGGCGGCACAGATGGGACGCCAGATCTGTGTCAGCTTGATCCTACGGCGTCGGCGTGCGCGCAGTTGGGTTCGCCTCCAGCATCGGGGGTGATTCCGTCAAGTTCGGTATCCGTATCAATGTCGCCGTGGTCGATAGGTCCGGCGTCTGGCACGTGTCCGTCACCGATTACGGTACAGGTGTTTGGCACTTCGTTGTTGTTTGATTACTCGCCGATGTGTACGTTTGCGGGTCGAGTTGAGCCGGTGGTGCTGGCTGTATGTGCGTTGGCGGCGGCGCTGATCGTCGTGGGAGGGTTCAAGTCATGACCTGGGCAGCGTGGCTGCTGGCGCTGGTGCAGCCGCTTATCGTGCAGGCATTGGTGGCGCTGGGCGTCGGCGTGTTGACGGTTTCGGGTATTGATGTGGCCGTCAACCAGGCCATGAGCTGGTGTACGTCTGCGGTCGGGGGCATTCCCTCGGACATGCTCAATGTGATGGCGCTTGGGGGCCTGTTTCAGGGTATGTCGTATATCGGCGGCGCGATCAGCGCGCGTATCGCGATGGCCGGTGTGGCTGGCGTGCTTAAAAAATTCTTCCTGGAATAAACGATGATCACGTTGATCACGGGGACACCGGGCAGCGGCAAGACGCTGTACGCGGTGTGGCTTTTACAGCGGGAGCTGAAGGCGGGTCGGCGGCTGGTTGTCGATGGGATAAAGGATCTGGCGCTGGATCATGAGCTGGTTGATGAATTGTGGGTTCGTGACTGGTGGAATCGTTGTGAAAGCAACGACATTATCGTTGTTGATGAAGTGCAGCGCATCTGGCCGCCGCAGTCGATCAGTGTGAAGCCGGGGGAGGACATTGAGAAGTTGCACGTTCATCGGCACAAGGGTGTCGATTTCATTCTGATCACACAGCATCCGCAGCGGCTTCACAAGACGATTCGCGATCTGGTTGGGCGTCACGTTCATGTGCGGCGGTTGTTCGGTCTGAAGCAGGCGATGGTTTACGAGTGGGACCATTGCCATAACCCGAACGCTGGCTTTCGCGATGCGGTCAAGTCGCGGTGGGGTTATCCGAAAAGCGTGTTCAAGCTATACACGTCGGCCGAGGTTCATACGAAGCAGAAGGCCGTTATTCCGAAGGCGCTGTACATGATTCCGGTGGCGCTGGTGGCGGCTGTTTTTTTCGGCTGGCGCGGCCTTCATGAAGCGTTTCCGAACACGTTTGGCGATAAAGGCGCTGGCAAGGCGTCGTCGCATGATGCGGGTGGCGGTGTGAAGGGGGGTGATGCTGTGGATTCGAAGGCCGCTCCGTCGAAGGTTTGGCGGGTTGCTGGTACGTATGCGGTGGGTGAACGTGGCTTTGTCTTGCTTGCGGATACTGAGGGACGCTTTCGGGCAGTGGCGAGTGATGGTTTCAAGGGTGATTCGCTGCGCGTTGAGGGTGTGGTTGACGGTGAGCGGGTCGGTGGCTGGACGGGGGGTAGCGAGCGTGCTGAGCCGAAGGGGGCGGGCAAATGAAACGGTTGCTGGTGTGTCTTTCGGCGCTGCTGGCCGTGTCGTCTGTTTCGGCGGTGGAGGCGGTGCCGTCGTTGCCGCCGTTGCCGGTCGTGGCCTCGGGTGCTGGTGAGCCAGCTCCGGTTTCTCCCCCGTCGCTGCCGCTTGCCCCGTTGCCGCGTGTCAAGGGTGGGGCGTTCGATCTGCGTTTCGTCAACGTCGGGCAGTTAGTCGATCTGCTCTATGACGACGCCATGCAGGTGCCGCATGTGATCAGTTCAGATGTACTGAATGATCAGCGGGTCGTGTCGTTTCAGTATCGTGGTAAGCCTGATGAGCTGCGGGAGTTCGTCAAGGTGTTTCTGGACTCGCTTGGGTTCAAGGTCGTGACAAAGGATGGTGTTGACTTCGTGAGTCGCAAAGACGCGCTCGACGGGAGTGAAGCTGAGCGGCGCGCGTTTGTCTATCGGCCCAGGTATCGCAGTGCGGCGTATCTGGCGAAGCTGGTGCAGCCGTTGTTTGCTGGCCGTATGTCAACGCAGGAGCAGGGCGTGGGTTCCCCGGAAGCGGCGGGGGCGGATGGCGCGGCTCTGGCGGGTCCGTTGGTTGCGTCGGGCGCTGCTGTTTCTGGCGTAGCGCAGGAGGCGGGTGTCGGGCGTCCTGTGGGTTTGCCGTCGTCTGTTTCGTCGGCTGACGAGCTGGTGTTTTTTGGCAAGCCTCGGGAGATACACGATATTGCGAAGGTGTTGCCTGAGCTGGATACGCCTCCGGGTGAGGTTGTGGTGCGCGGGTGGGTCTATGAGGTGTCGGACACGCAGGGCACGAATTCGGCGTTCCAGATTGCGGGCAAGCTGCTGAGCGGTGTGTTGAATGTGTCGAACGGTTCGACGGACGTTGATCCTAATGCGCTGACGTTTGGCGCGTCGTATCTGAAGCTGGCGATCAGTGCGCTGTCGAGCGATTCACGGTTTCATGAGGTCAGTGATCCTAACGTGCGTGTGCTGTCGGGCGAAAAGGTGGAGCTGAATGTCGGCAGTCAGGTTCCTACGCTTGGGGCGGTCAGTTATCAGGGGGCCAGTGGGACACCGGTGCAATCGGTCGATTATCAGGATGCGGGCGTGATCTTCGAGGTGCAGCCGACTGTTCTTGATGACGCGATACAGGTCAAGCTCGATGAGCAGATTTCGTCGTTTGTGGCGACTACCACGGGCGTTAACAATAGCCCAACCAAGAATACGCGTGAGATGACGACGACCGTGAGCATGAAGGATGGGGAGGTGATCGTCCTGGGCGGGCTGATGCAGGATTCGACTGCGGCAGCGGTGAGCCATGAAGGCTGGTTGCCGCATTTCCTTGACGGCAAGTCCAGTTCGAAGGCTCGAACTGAGGTCTTGCTGGTGTTGCAGGTTCGGAAAGTGGATCGCGTGGAGGGGCTATGAGCCGTGCGTGGGCAGTGTCTAGTGCTTACCGGCGAACGTGAACGCGGCGTATAGCGCTGCTGCAAAGGCGATCCAGGCTAGTGCCGCTAGTGGGCCTCTGAATTTTCTTCGCCTGTCGGTTTCTGTGGCGATTGATTCCAGAAGGTTTGGCCTATGTTGTCTCTGCGCTGTTTGTTGTGCTGGTTTGCGGTGTTGATCCCGATACCAGTCACGGTCTTCGATGCCCATGTTGTTCCCGGGTTTGATTTGGTCGTCGCTGATTCTAGCAGTTCGTTTTAAAGATGCCCTTTGCATTGGGCGTCTAGCGTCGGGAGTGTCCGGCCGGTGATCGGCGCTGCTGGTACGGCTGCGGCGTGTCTGCGGTAGTCGTGGCGGTTGTCGCGCGGCTTGGCGCGGCCTGCCGGGCCGAGTAGCGGGTAACGGCGCGGCGGCGTAACGCAGACGCGGGCCGTGAGCGCGGCAACCCCTCACTGCAAAGCCGCTTTTGGTGGGCGTGTGAATGGCGTTGCGGCTCGCGTAGGGCGTCTGTGGAGGGCTGGCCGGTGGTGGGTAGGGGGAAAGTATGGCAGGCGCGCGCGGGCCGCACGCGAGCGCTTGCGCCGCAGCGGCCGGCGCGCGAAGCGCGCCTAAACTTGAATCAGGGACACTTAACGTACAGCCAGCACAGACAAGGCTTTGCGGGCAGTGACACTCTGGTTTGAATGGGTTGGGTGGCGAGGTCGAGCTACAAAAAAAGAAACCCCGGTTGTTTGCAGCAACCGGGGTCAACGCAGCAGCATTACAAGGGGTGCTTGCAATGCCGAGTGACATTGTAGGGGATTTTTCAGCGTTCCGGCGTGAGTGGGTGGTGCGCGGGCGCAACTTCGGCGACGGCCAGGTCGAGATCACGGCGACGCGCTTTGACCGCTACATGGGTGCGCAGCGCCTTGGCCTGATGCCCAGGGCGAAACGTGGCGAGTCGGAGAACAGCGAAGACAACCTGATGGACGCGGCGAAGCGCGCAAAGCAGCAGGTGCGTTTGCGGTGCAAGGCTATCGGCTGTGATCGCATGATCACGCTCACTTACCGTGAGAACATGCAGGACAAGGCGCGCCTGAAACGCGACTTCGATGCGCTCAGACGGCGGCTGTCACGGCTCGGCGACTTTCACTACGTGGCGGTGGCTGAGCAGCAGCAGCGCGGCGCGTGGCATCTTCATGTGGCCGTGCGTGGCCGTCAGAACTACCGGGTGCTGCGGTCGATCTGGCAAAGCATCGTCGGCGCGGATAACGGCAATATCCACGTGCGCAATCCGTTCCGTGAGAAGGGGCTGCGGCACAAGCTCGCGGGCTATCTGGCGAAGTACATAACGAAAGACTTCGCGGCGCACCAGTTGAACGAAAAGCGGTACTGGACGAGCCGTGGCGTGGTCGTGCCGGAGCGTATGCCGATCGATCGCATTCTGAGCGATGACCCGGCGGTCGCCCTGAAAATCGCGTTTGACGCTGCGCGGCGTGTCGGTGCGCCGCTTGACCGGTGCCAGGTGTTCTGGCGGCAGGAGCTGGGCGTGTTCTGGCTATCGACGCGTGAGGCTGCGTAGCGGCTTCCTCGTAGCGGCTGTCGTTGGCTGCGGGCGTCTGGCGTGGGTCGATCACCTCGAGCTCGTGCTGCGGGCGCTCGTGGCCCATCTGGTCGAGCCGAAGTTCGTACTCGAGTGCCTGTAGCCGGAGCACGGCCACGGCCCAGGGCGGGATGACCTTGTTACCGGCCAGCCAGTCGCGGATCGTGCGTTCGCTGCGGTTGAGCATCTGTTTCAGGTGCCGCATGGGGTATCGGGCGGCGTAGTATGCAAATTCTCTCGGTGACGCGCAGTTGTGGCGCGTCAGTATTTTTCTGGTGGTTGGAGTCATCTTGGTCACCTCGGCGGCTCGCCAGTGTCTGGCGGCGGTCGAAAAAAAAGCCGCTTGAATGCGGCTTTTCGTTGCGAATTGCGAAGTGAGCACTCAACCTTTCGTTTTTCTTATCACCGATCAAAACGGTTGATAATTTATCTTATGTAAAATCGTAGGGGCTAGTTCGAACAAGCCGTAGCGCTTTCGACAGCTAGAAGTTAACTGTTTGTAATAATACTTACAAAAATTTAACAGTTAGCCTCAACTGCACTGCCCATGAATGCTGTAGCACCCCGTCACGGCGAGTTGTCCGATTTCCTCGCGCTCTCAAACGGCCTGTCAATCGCGCGTATCGCCGATGTTCTCCGCTGCTGCACGCGAACCGTCCGGAATTATCTCGCCGGTCGTTCGCCGATCCCGTGGCACCGAATCGAGCTGATGCGTTTGCTCGTGCGCGAGGCGGCCGCGGCATCCTCCCAAGCCCAGACACAGCCTGAGCTCGACGAAACCGGCGTCGCCGCCAACATCGAGCCCGATCCCGATGCGCCTGACGTGCCGCCGGCGGAAATGCTGGCGTGGGTCGGCGTCCACGCTCCGCATTACCTGTCGAGTCAGCGCAGCTTCGAGCAATATGTCCGGGGATGGCGAGTCGTCGAAAAAATCCGCCGCGCGAAACACGAAGGCTCATTTGCCGACGTGCTGGCTCGCTGGCGAGTGCTCGCCGTCGAGTTGCCAAAGGCTTGGCGATCCGGCCGCCTCTGGCGCGACCTGGGACCACCCGCTTACCACAAGGCCTAAACCAGCAGGCTAATTGGCATCGGAACCAAAGAGGTCGTCGACGATCTTGCGCGCCGCGCTGTACCCGCCCATCAGCGCATCGGACTCGGTGGCGAATGGACGGCCGGCGACCTCACCGAATCGCAATGGCGAAAATGCGGCAACTGTCGCTCCCGCCCGAAATATTCTCACTACCGCGACGAATCCCGAATCGGTCGGCCGGGGTTGGGGCGCCCGCGTCTTGAATTCCGTTTCGGTAGCGACTTCAAGCGTATAGCCGTGGTATTCGTAACTGCGCATCATCTCGGGGCTTGATTCATTTCAACAGTCGAACGATTTCGTGCGTCGGCACGCTTGCCGCGAGCGTCAAGATTTTCGCAGGTTTAAACCAGCGACATTGCACGATCTCGTTTTGTGGTTCTGGTCTCGTGTCTCGCGGGAGTTCGGCGAAAAATACATGATGGCGCTTGTTGATCCCGCCGAACTGGAACAGATAGGCCAGTGCATGACCGGCAATTGTGGTCTCTTCCGCAAGTTCCCGGTAGGCGGCCTCAAGCGGCGATTCTGAACGCTTGATCGTACCACCCGGCAAGGACCAACGCGATCGCCCCCGTGCGACAAGCAGCACCTTGTCGCGTTGAAAGCACACGATGGTCGCCCTTTCTCTCATCTCGTTCCCTGTTTCAATTCGGCGCCCTATTCTTTAATCAGGCATGATTCGTTGGCACAGGACTTAAGCCTTCGGCCGCCCCCTATCCGATGTCATTGCTGGGCGTCTGCAGTTCAGGGAGAGAACACAGATGAAAACCCGGTCCTCATGCAACATATGGCTACCCATCGGAGGCTTCGCGGTGGCTTGCTTGCTTTCCGTCCCTACACTTGTCCTCGCCCTGGCATGGCTGAGTATTGGCGTCTGTGCGATCGGCTACCGCTCGCTTGATACCTTCCCTGTCGAGGGGTTCTCAGTCAAATGGTTGTGCGGGCGACGTCGCGCCTGCCTTTGGTTTCATCACCTGCTCTACTGGCCGCGCCACATCGAGCCGGGGCTACAGGAAATCGCCACCCGCACCGCCAAACACGTCGCCGAAAGCTGCACGCGCTCACGCATCAAGTCGCGGTCCTCCGCGGACTTACCGTCCGGCAACCGCAAACGATGACAGCCGGCGAACGCTATCTTGCGGGCGGCCGTCGTCAGAAATCTAGTTGCGCGGCCGTGATGCCAAGCGCTGCCGCAATCTTTTCACGCGACGATTTCCGCAGACGCGCACTTGCTTCCTGCTGCGCGTAAGCCGATTGGCTCACGCCAAGGCGTGCCGCGATTTCAGCCTGGGTCAGCCCAAGGTGTTCGCGCCATGCCCGCGCCGGCGGCACATCGTCGGCCAGCGTCCGGCGCACGACATCATGCGGGATCAGGTCGCTGTCGCGCGCGTGCTGCGCCACATAGTCCGCATACGGGATGACGACAAAGGCCGGCTTGCCGTCCGGTCCCATGATCGTTTGAATGTTAGTAGGTGCGTTCAT